TTTGAAAATGAAATATGGAAAGATATACCAAAAGAAATTCTTAAAGGGTATATTGGTTATAAAGTATCTGACCAAGGTCGAATAAAAAATCCAAAGGGTAATATTTTAAAAGGGAGTATTCATTCTTCTGGTTATAAGAATATAAATATTGGAATTAATAAGACAACTTTTAAAGTACACAGACTGGTCGCGCAAGTATTTCTACCAAATTATTATGGTAAATCATTTGTAAACCATAAAGATCACAACAGAGCTAATTGTAAACTTTATAATCTTGAATGGGTTACTCCACAAGAGAATAGTAAATTAGCTGTTCAGTTTTATTCATCTGAAAAGTAATTATACATAAAAGAGCAACTTATAGTTGCTAAATGAGGACGACCCGATTCGAACGGGCAACCACTTGGAATTTCCATATATCTGGAATCAAGTATTCTACCGGATTGAACTACGCCCCCTTTAAAAAGAGGTCTAACCGCGATTCGAACGCGGGTTAGCAGAATAGATTTGCGTTTTTATTTAAAAAACGACAAAACCTGCGGTGATAACCGACTACACTATTAGACCTTGTAAATGAACAAGTTTTTTACTTGTTATTATAACTCTAATACTATGTTCTTATATAGAATTTTTGAAACAATTTAATCATAATCGCGGAACCATTTTGTAAGAATCCATTTTTCTCCTTTAATCACAGGCATACCTGCATGTAAAGTTTGTTTGTCAGGCTTATTATGATGATCTAAATTACACCAAATAACCGCTTTTCCTAATTTTGGAGTAATTTTTTGATTCAATTCTACAAATTTTGTTTGTCCACCTTCTTCAACATCATTTAAATAAATCATAAACGTAAACGAACGCTGTCCCCCCTTTTTTAGTTCATCTACTGCATGCTTTTCAAAATAATCATAATGCGGTTTATATTCTTCTGAAATTTGATAATTTTGGACTTGGGGTGTTTCTGATTTTTTTGAATAAATTTTAATTGTATCTATAATTTTTTTGTTAATCTTTACTTCGATATCCTCCTCTGTCCAATGAGCTGTTTTATTAGTTCTCTCATTATTCACTATATTATCAGAATTAGTCGAAGAAACAACCGTTGCAGGCTCAAGCTTGGGTTTAGAAGACTTAATTAACTCAGCACATTCTTTTTCTGATAAAAAATTATCAATTATATAAATCGGCGTATTATTCGTTCCAAGCTTTTGTGTACAAATCAAGGATAACAATTGATCTGTTCTCAATCTTTTTGATTTTTGGGGGAATGGATCATGAAATACGTAGTATAGCAGACTACCTACTATACATAGGCACCCTATAAGAATTATAGGGATTTTCATATTAGTTTATAATTTATAAAAGTTAAACATTTTTAACTTAAAATTTTTTAAGTTTTTACAACATTGCTACAAGAATGTAATGAATAAGCGAAAACACTTAATTCGAGTAGGCAAGCCCACCCATCCCTGACATGATGCGGAGAACGTTGTAATTGGTGGCGTAAACACGGACCTTAGCATCATCCTGGTCGACGGTAGCCGCAGTGAGGGTGAGCTGAAGGGTAGCGTTATCGATACGCGACATGTTACAGGTTCCCGATGGTTGATGCTCCTCTGGTTTAAGGCCAAACGAGTAAACGTTAATACCAGTCTTGGGGACGTTGGTGTGGTGTTGGTAAGGTTGGACAAGATTGAAGTATCTGCCCATGCGCTCCGAGAAACGGTCGTGACCATTGAGTTGGAGCTTGGCCGAGAAGACAGGGTTGAAACCGGTGTCCTTGTTGACCCATTGTACGGTGTTTACGTCTTTGGCTACACCAGTCGAGCTTGGGTAGTCACTGTTGGCTTGGGCCTCAGTGGACTGGACGGCAAGGACGATATCACCGCCATATGGGTCCGATGGGTTACCGCTGAGTGGACTGGCATCTTCGGCATCAGTGTAATTGAACCATTGCTTTCCGCCAGCGGCAGTGTCAAGGAGAACGGAATCCTTTTGGACAACCCAGATAAGTTCCTTACATGGGTGGTTGAAGTTGAGCTTGATCTTGTTGCTGACGCTCGAGACCGATTCGTCACCAGTGAATTGAACTTGCTCAATGAGGTACTCGTGCGAGACCTGGGCAAAACGTCTGCGCTCATCGGTGTCAAGGTAGATGTAGTCAACGAAGAGCGAAGCGGCGGCGAGCGAAAGGCCGGCTGGCGCACCCTTGCAGCAATCCGAAGCGGCACGGAACTCGATGTTAATCTTGACCTCGTGGTATTGAAGAGCAATAAGGGGGAGGGCAAGTCCGGGGTTGCGGCAGAACCAGAATTCAAGAGGGATGTAAAGGTCCATTTCTGGGACGACGGAACCCGAGGTGGCATCACCAGTGGTGAGTTGGGTAAGAGCGGGTACGTTACCGATCATGTTGGCGTAACCAACCTTCTTTCCGGCTTCTTGCGAAAGCTCGTTCCAGATGTGTAACCAGTCACCGTAGTGCTTGTCAATGCGTTGTCCGCCAATCTCGACCTCGGCGTACTTGACAAGTACGTGACCGAGGTGGTTGAGCCAGCGGAACTCGGTATTCTCAGCGACACTGACTTGGGGGACAGTGACTTGGAGGTATACACGGTGCATGAGGTCACCGTTACGCGAAACAGTGCATGTTACGCGCTTGCCGAAATCGGCCGAACCGTTGAAGGTTTGCTCGATGGCCTCCATCGAGAAGTTTGTGTGGCGGCGGTAAACTACCTTGAAGAAGGTAATTTGAGGGTTACCGGTAAGGTAAATGTCTTGGGCACCATAAGCTACTAATTGCATCAATCCTCCTCCCATTGTATAAACGTATGTAAGAAAAAAAATCTGAGCGATTTAAAACATTCGAATTTGTGACATGTGGTGTTTTTATAGCAATAAGGGACTCCCAATTGTAGGACTGGGTGTTTCACTATTGCTGATTAAATAAGATTTAATTCAGAAAAAAATGATAAACTGATTTGAATAAGTATAAATATAGAATGTCAATACCTTGGGATATTGTGAATATTTTGTATATTTATAATCGGAATAAGTTTGTAAATACATGCAAAGAATTTTATGAAAAATATAAACAGGAAAATGAGTGCGTGAATAAAATTATAAAGTGGTGGGATAAATGCTGTCTTACATATGTACACCAAAATGTACCAATAAATAAGTATGAAATTATGAGTAAAAGGAGATTAGTAGAGCATTATAAACTTAATTATGAATGGGATTATCTTAAAACGTATCCAACATTCTTGGTTAATAAATGTAATAAATTGGATTTGTTGGAAAAAGCAAAAAATGCAGAATTAATAGGAACTCGTCAGAGTATTATTGACTTTCTAAAGGAACCAAATATTGTTAAGGAAGATATCCTTTATGCTGGATGGTAGACTTATCGTACATATACATCATAATGTAAGGATTTTAGTGCGTTTAATATAAAAGTGTCAGTATCTTCTGATTTAGGAATACATACGAACGTAACTAAATATATTTTCTGTTTATTCCAAGAAATATATTCATATATTTTTACATATTTATCATTTAAATTAGAAGTAGATACTATAACTGAAGGCGTTTTACAATAATTAATAACCGATGGACTAGTCCCACATTTTGGTAATTTTTCAAGAACTTTGTTAAATTTCTTATATTTAGGTATTTCCCATAAATGTCTATGAAATTTGTATTTTTTTATCTCTATCCAAACATCACTATTAAATTCCATACTATTCATCATTTTATATCACAAAAAGAAAAACACAATATCTAAATTGTGAAGTTTAACATAAGATTTTTAATATTCTCATTGTAGTTCCAACCTCCAAGCTTATTTATCTCATTATAATACTCTGCATATTCATTATGTTCTATACATTTTTCGCCATTAAATGTTTTCAGTAAATAATGACTATGTATAACATCTCCATCTTGTGGATAATGGAGTTTTTTTAGATGTGGCATAAAAATAGATAGTGTAGGAATAAACGTGCCACGTCCACACATTAGATTTGTAGCTGACAATAATTCGTATATATCGCATTCCAATGAATTTTTTCCAAAATATATTACATTATCATATTTTTTTACTAAATAATTGATACAAGGATTTATAGTGTCTTCTGATACTATAATTACTTTATCCCAATTATGTTTTTTTATCTCATTCTCATAATATATACACGGTGGTTGTACCATTCCACAACCTTTGTCTTTCAGCATAATATCACCAGATCTAATATGTATATGTAATATATTGTTGTTAAAATTGTTATTTTGTGGGAATGAGAATGTATTATAAAGCAGATTTTTTACTTTTTCTTTATACTTTTCTAATTTGAATAATTTTAAATTATTATAAGTCCAAAAATGATTCATCTTAAATTCATATGTTTTATCACTTTGGAATTCCAAGCTTATAATCCATGTAAATATTTCATCTTTATCATAATACAACGGAATCTTTGGCAATTTAATTAAACCTATCTTGTATTCAAGGCATAGACAAATTGCAAGTATAATGCTAAATATTTCATTTCCAAATCTTCCAGTGTTAGGACAAATTACTGTATCAATCTTCCTTAAACTCAGATATTCCAATCTATGGAACATATACTTTACACATTTTTATATCACAAAAAGAAAAACACAATATAAAAGATAAGAATGATTAACCAATGCTATTGTCTTTCTCCTCTTTTATGCGAGGATCTTTTAAATCAAATAAAGAGTTTTATGTCAAATCCATATACATTGTATTATGAACACTGTGAAAATCATTATAATCTGATTAAAAACTTAATTAATAACGAATTCAATCAAATGTTTATAACGTGGCAATTCCAAAATTGTTGTTGTCATTATGCAATAACAGAAATATGTAAATACAATCCAAAACAATTCAAACTAGACTCATTTATATGTTCCATAAAAAGAGATTGTCCGGAATATGCTATATTGAAAGGAGGGAAAGATATATTAATGACGATTGGATGTATTTCACCAGAGAAATGGAGACTACTTACAACTTTAGATAAATCAGCTTATTCCTCATTTATTTAATTTTTATATGCTTACTATTAATGGGAATATATGTAAATAGAAACTTTCGTAAAAAATCTAGAAAAAAGACTATTGGAGGAGCTCCACCAGATAATGAAACATTATTAAATACTTTTGTAAAAATAAAAACAGAAATTCATACTCAAGAACAAGAAAATGTAAAAATTAATTTTTTCAGATTAACTCATCTTAATCCATACAATAATAACGTTCCTTCCGTTCACGATATGTATTATTTGGACCTTGATGCTCAAGCAGAAAAATATGAATTATTGCATATCTCATTTCAAAAATTTAGACGAATAGGAATCGGAGGAATAGCAAATAGTACGTATGCTAGTTTAAACCATATAGCAAGAGCATATTACAATAATCAATTTGATTTGACAGAAAAAAGTGTTGATGGAAATGGTAATATTGTTACTCTTATACCCTATTCTGAAAATTATTTACAAGATCTCAAAAATATGAGACAGGATTTGATTAATGCTAATAATGGAAATAATCCAACCATCTTAAATGCTATTGATAATATGACAAGTGAAATTGAAATTATAGGTCATAGAGTCGAACTATTTAAAACATTAATAGCAATAGAGGGTGCAAAAAATATACACAGAAGGAAAAGAGAGTCTGTTAATTATCAATTAGCATCATTTCCAGAAGATATTAGCAATGAATTAGCTAAATTTCAATTTGGAGGTTCAAATATTCCTGAACCTAAAGAACTAATTAATATATTTTTAGAAAATCGTAGTGCCTTACAAAACCCAAATACGGAAGTGCGTGGATTGGAACTTTATCTCGTCACTCAACAAAAACTTGTCTATTACAACAATAATGTTCCTGTTTGGAATAAATATACTTTAGAACCTAGAATGAGAAATATGGATAATAGACAAATTGAATTGATTCATACTTCTTTTAAAAGATTCAAATATTCGTTCTGGTATGTAACTCCTGAACAATTTGCAAATATGCATTGGGGTGGATTCTATACTTTAGATGAAAAAAGTGTTGATTCTTATGGAAATGTTGTAAATCTTCTTCAATATGCTGAGAAATATGTTGATGATTTAGAAAATAATACAGATTATACAATTGGAGAAAAAATTCAATTCAAAAATTTGCTTGATATAATTAGAACATTAAGTGCAATTAAAGATGCTACCACTCTAGCACATAGAGCTCGAGAAGCAACAAATTATGAATTAGCAGGTTTTCCATTAGATATTAGTAGAAATTTATCAAATTATCAATATGGTGGAGGAAAGAAAGTTCTTGGACAGGATTTAATTGAAGGTAAATTTTATAAAGTTATTAGATTTCAATTTGGAAAAAGTAATAGAGTTTTACTAACTAGAAGGAATACTTTACATGATATTCCGAGACATATTCTTACAGATGAACAAGGAAGAAATCGACCATATATTACTTATGCCAAGTATATTTCACCAATGGATCTTTCTTTAAGAAATAGAAGAGACTTATGGAATCGTATAATCAATGCAAGACGAGATTATGTGAACACAGAACCACATGATTATAAATTTGTTGATGAAATTGGTATTTCTCGTCGTATTTTTGAAGATATACGCGGAAATATATTTATAATTAGTGAAAATCACTTAGAAGGACCAAACAATGAATTTCATGAAATTTTACCATCTGAATTGGAAAACGAAATAAAAAAATATCCGGATACAGTTGCTAGAGATGAACTTCGTTCAAAATCACCAATACCAGAAGAATTAATTGATACAATTTCGGATATGAATTTTAAGCCAATCTAAAATTAATAAATACAAATTAATAAATACAAATCAATGTCTTATTATCTTGACGACAGTGTTACTAACGTGGACATATTAACAAACATTGGTTTTAAAATAATACTTGAAAGTAAGACAACTGAACAACAGAAATTAGGTATATCATATTTAGAAAGAACACTTGCGGAAAGTGCTATCCCTAGACCTTACTCAATACATGAACCCAAAGGCAAGATTCTTACAGCATGGATTGGGCGTTGGTACCAACAACAAAAAAATTTTAAAAAGGCAAAACAGTTCATAGACTTGTCAGCAAGCTCGCGTTTAAGTGGAGACGATGTATTGATACAAAGGGCGACTTTAAGATACGCTTTAGCAGCGCATGCGGATACATCTGAAGAGGCAAGTGCTTTTTTGCGAGAATGTAGGAACCTCACACAAAATTTATTGACCAAAAATTTGGATTTGCGAAATGTTATACATCCTGATAATGATGATTATGTTTACTGTTTATTATCATCTTTTTATCTTGAGACTTTATACGAAGAAGATTGGCGTAGGAGTACTTACGAGTACTATAGGCTTGCTGTGAAAGCATGGCCATCTCTTAAATATACTAATGTAAAAAAAGAACAAAGAGGTTCAATACTAAAGATTGGAATAGTATCTGCATTTTTATATGATGGAAATAGTGTGATACGTGACTTCGGCGAAACATTGGCTCGTTTACCAAAAGATAAGTTTGCTTTGGATTTAGTCTATCTAAATGAGAGAAATGTACCTATGTCATCTTTTTGTGAAAAATGGGAATCTACTGTAAATATACTTGAAATAAAGAAAGAAACCCTTCCTTTAGTAGAAGATGTTCCCAAGTGGCTTTCTTATACAAGAGACCAGATAGTGTCATTGAAATTGGATATAATATTCTATCCAGACCTGACCATGTCAACTATGACACATAGACTTGCCATGTCGAGACTTGCACCTATACAAGTAACTTCTCATGGTCATCCTGTAACTTCAGGTATTCCTACAATTGACTATTATGTATCGTGGGAAGCTGCAGAAATTGATACTGCATCAGAACACTATATTGAAAAATTAGTCTTACTACCATCTAACAATATACATCAATACTACAATCCTGTTTTTAAGGGAGGTATTTCAACAATAACAAAACAGACAGTAAATAATAGTTCGCGTGACATACTATTTCCGGATATATCTGGTAAAAGATGGTACGTCTGTATGCAAAAGCCATTCAAATTACATCCATGTTTTGGCAATATGTTACAGAAGGTTTTGGAAAAAGATGATGAGGGAATAATTATTCTACATGGTGGTGCTGAGAGAAATTGGGGACTGGATATGAGTAGAGTATATTATTTAAACGAATTACCACACCATGAACTACTTGCATTATATAGAGAGGCAGATGTAGTCTTAGACTCTTATTACGCTGGAGGGTGTACTACTACACGAGAAGCATTTGAAATGGGTGCTGTAGTTGTAACATTACCTGCAAAATATCTTGGTGGTAGGTGGACGAAGGCATATTACGATATATTAGGAATTTCTGACGCTATTGCCAAAGATAAAGATGATTATGCAAAACTTGCTGTATCTATTGCACGTAATCCATCACTCAAAGCTAGTATAAGTTCAAAGATTTCTGAAAACATTCATAAGATGTGGAGGAGTGAAGAAGCAGTAAATAATTGGACTGAAATATTTCTACAACTTTCTCAAAAAAATATTAGTTAAAAATGATTATATTGTATTTTCAATTATACCTGCATTAAGCATTCTATTTTCTATATCCACAATTTCTTTAGTAAAAAAGTATTCGGTTACATTGTATATTATATCGCGAAACTTAAACTGACTTGGTGGTTCTATTCCATATGCTCCATAAAAACATATTATAAAATCGAATACATCATTGTGTATTGACTCTTTTCTGTTTCCTATATATCTGATTAAATCATCTAAATGGTTTAATAAAAAATTGAAAGCAAGAATATTAGGTTTATCAAGTATATATGTGTCTTGTTCCAAAAAAACAAGAAACCCTTTTATATACTTATGAGGCAATTTCAAGAATAATTCTGTTGTTATATTTCTTGCATTTTTCCAATACTTCTTTTGTTTATGAATTCTTTTAAGTCTTGGAAAATATTCAGATATTTCTCTTTTTAGTTTCGCATCCATAATATTCATACATGAATCAATAAGAACGCTTTGAATTTCTGGAGGAAAAATCTTTTTTTCAGAGATTTTTTCCAATATATCTACAATTTCATAATTCGATGCCCCTAACTTTGTTTTCCTTATAATTCTATACCTAAGTTTTTGACAATTACCCATATTTAATCTGAAAAATATTAATTATATAAGAGTGGTTTGATTTAAATAGTATTAATTTTTTAAAGACCAGTTTTCATATCAAAGGGTACTCCATTTTTACCTTTAACTTGTTTTCTATGTTCTGGTGGGATAATATTTTCACCATTGACTAATCTTTGTCTAGCTTCCCAAAGTTCTTTGTAAACTTTTTCAGTATGATCGTAAAATTCACTCAAAAAAACAATGATGGATTCATTATTGAAATTATTTGATACATCTGAAAGCATTTTCTTTGTAAATTTATCATCATTTGGAGATTGAAATTGCTCTATACTAAATATCAATTTTTGCATTATCAATAATGTATCTTCTGGTTTGATTTGTTTTGGAAATCTTTCTCTAATTTCCTTATTTAATTCGGTTTTTGATGGACAGAATTTAGTTAAACCATCAACAAACTGTTCTAATAATTTACTAATATTTGTTAAATTTGGTGGATTTTCATCAATATCTGCTCTTAATTGTTTGAATAAATCTTCTTTAGACATGATTATAGATAATATACTCTATATTTCAATTCTTAAATAATGATATGTATGAATGTCCAGTTTGTTTTAAACAATTAAATGAAAAGAATACTTGTGAAACAGACTGTTGTAATCAAAAATCGTGTAAAGATTGTTTGATTGAGTGGCAAAAATCATCAAAAATATGTATTTATTGTGATTATGAATATGGTAGTGCGTTAAAATCGCTTGAATATTATCATATGTACTATTACTAATCATTGTATTAGTAATATTAAAGCTCCTGTAGCTCAGTGGTAGAGCGCCTCACTAGTAATGAGAAGGTCGTTTGTTCGACTCAAACCTGGAGCTCTTTTGGAAATAAAAGTAATATAAGGTGTTAATAATATAATTAATTAAGAAAATATAAGTTTTCTTCACCAGACTACGTGGCCGAGTGGTTAAGGCGACGCCCTGCTATTTTTATCATCTAGGCGTTACGTTTTACGTGCGCAAGTTCGAGTCTTGCCGTAGTCGTTTGCCTCTGTGGCTCAATGGATAGAGCATCGGACTTCTAATCCGGGGGTTGTGGGTTCGAGTCCCATCAGAGGTACATTTTTAGGGGAATTAGCTCAGGGGTAGAGCGCCCGCTTTGCATGCGGGAGGCCATGGATTCAAATTCCATATTCTCCATTTATATACTTAAAAATAATTTAAGTATATTTTCATAGTATAAAATACTGAAAATGAGTCATAATCTTGAAACAACGGAGGTTATAGACGACCCTATATCTAACGAAGATATAGTAAATCAAGATACTTCAGACGAAGATGTAGAAATGATGACAAATAACTATGAAATTTCTGGAAATAGACCTATATATAATGAAGAGGGGGAACTTAGAGAAGCGATCAACAATACATCCAGAGAAGAAGCTCAAAGGGCAATTCAAGCGGCAATTACACTTCAGTCAATGCGTATTCAGGAACAAATGGAGCTTGATGAAAATGTAGAAGAAGAAATACCCGAGGAGTTTAAGTGCCCTATATCTTTAGACTTGATGCAAGATCCTGTTTTGGCTGCGGATGGACATTCATATGATAGAGCTCAAATAGAATCTTGGTTTAGAACTAGTCATACCAGCCCAAATACAAGACTTCGTTTAAATACATTAGCTTTATATCCGAATATTGAACTTAGAAACCGAATTAATTCTTGGTTATCTGAAAGAAATAGGCCCGAATTACCACCTCCACGTCAAAATAGACACGCTGTAAATACAACAAATCGTTCAGGAGGAAGATGGAATTGGTTTAATATTGAAACTGATGAATTAAACTATTCTTTTACAGAAGATACTGAGAGGTATTTATTAAATAACCCAATCCGTAATATTTATAGAAATATGTCATCAAGATACAACTTTCGCGGAACAAATCGCCCAAGATACAATCGAGAACAAACCATGTCAAATGCCAGAAGTCTAATTGAGCAAGAATTGAGAGAAGCGACACAATCAGATCTACGAGCTGCTCGCGATTTAATTGATAGAGAATTAGACAGTAGTGGTAATAATATAGTCAATAATTCTGAACCTTCCGAATCTAATATTTCTAATTGGGATGTATCCAATGTAACTGCCTCCGATACAGTATCTGAAGCCGTCCCTGCTCCTGCCCCTGCTCAAACTAATAACATCATGTCTCAAATAAGTGAAAGAATTCAAAGCGAATATACTGAAGAGCAACATCAACAATGGTATGGAAATTTTATTCGACGTGTTAATAGGACTAGAATAACTTGTAGACAATGTGGATTTAGAAGAAATCGTCTTGGTGTATTGTGTGAAAACTGTGGTTGTGAATTAACGCTTACATGTGGACAGAGAACTATGGTTAATGTCGTATATTTAAATACTCGATTACAAACTTTTCAAAATCTTGTTCGCAGTTCACAAAATTTTGGAAATCCTATTACAGAAACTAATACGGAAACTGAAATGAATGATACGAATCAACCACAACAGAGTAGTGATGACACAACAAATAACATTGATTTAGAAGACGAGGAGCAGTCCCCGCCGCTTTCGAATACAAACACAAATGATTTAGATGCTAGACTTACTCAAATTGAAGATTGGAGAACTGAGGTTTACGAAGATATGCGAAGTTTTAGGAGAAATATGGATAGATATCATTTAAGATTAAATGAGTTTGAATCAAGAATGGATTACGATAATAGGCGGAGACATAATAGTAGAGTGTATATTGGTCCAACATCTTATCATAGAAGAACACTATACCGTCCGTAAAATTGTAAAAAAATTTAAAGTTGTATATATTCTAGATATATGATGCAACTTTAAATCCAAGAACACCAATTTTTCTTGTAATAATAAGACTTGTAAAATGTCTTTTTCTTTTTCTAATCTCGTTTAATATATCTTTTTTTAAGATAGTATTTTTTCTAACATGAATCAGGAATTGTCCATATATAGTTGGCACATTCCATACTGTTTCATAATAGCTTTTTACATTTGGTGGAAAATCACCCTCATTTGATTGTACTAAATATTCAGAAGGTTCACTAAAGTCTCTATTGCGTATTCTAGTAAATATATTACCAACATATCTTTGAATAGGAGTTTTGAAATCTTCCATATTTGCTTCGCGCTTAAGACATTCATTCCAATCATAATAACCATCCTTATGCCAGAAAACTCGATGGGGTTGTTCTAAATCTATATCTTTATTATTGAAGAATTCTTTCCAACAACCGCGCAGCACATATTGTCCTGGTGTAGTTTTCATTGTTCTGATAATAATATATTTAGTTGAATATATTTCATTTTTTTGGTTAACTAAACAAACTATAGCGAGGAGATGGTGAAAGTTTTGGAGACTGAATAGAGGATAATACTTCAATAATTTTACGTGGATTTACATCCTTCCACACTATTTCATAAATGATATACAATATTGGAAATTCTAAATACCATCCTCGAATTTCCAGTAATTTTCCCACATGAAATGCTGTATGCCAATCAGGAAGCTTCATATTATTAAACAAACGACTTTCCAACAAATCCCATTTTTCATATATTTCTAACTCTTTAAAGTAATTTAAGTTATATTCTTCCGCATAAGTTTTAGATAGTAAAATTCCTCTACCAGAATGCGTTGTTAATATTAAATCTCCAATCCCAGCTGAACTTTCAAAAAAAGTTGAAAATAAAACAGTAGGAAGAATCTTTTGCGATAATCTATACATTTCATGTAATCCATACCGTATAAGAGTAGCTCTTGCATTAGAATAAGAATAAGCATCAATAAATCCACAACCAAGAGCAATAATATTTTTCAGAACTCCACATAATTCTACACCTAATCTATCTTTAGTTATATTTGTTCTAAAAATAATCGGATTGAATAGTTTGCTAATTGTTAATCCAACCTCTTCTTCGTCTGTACCTATAGTTGCTTCCGCAAATTCTCCTCTACATAACGAGTCATACATGTTCGGTCCAGACAAAACACAAATTTTAGATTCTGGAAATTTTTTTTTGATAAGTTGACATGTTGTTTCAGTTTCTCCTTTATCACTAACTCTAATACTTTTAACAAGGCTAACAACAGTTTTATAGTTAAGATTTACATCTTTTAGTGTTTCAAGTATATATTCGCCGGGAATAGCAATAAAAATAATTTTGCTCTTAGAAATAGCAGTATTAATATTCGTAGTTGCACTAATATTAGTCGGAAATTCTTTTGAATTTTTTGGTAAGTATTGTTTATTAGTACGAGATTGATTAATTTCATTTGCGATTTCTTCGCGTCTAGCCCACAATAATATGTTATGATTAGGTGAAGATTTTGCTAAAACAATAGCCATTGCAGAACCAAAACTACCTGCTCCAATAATACTTATGTATTCTTGTATAGTATTCATTATAACAAAATATAGTTTGTTATTTAATTCATAAAATCATTAATGAATGAGAATAATAATTGGTATTGTTATTTATTAGTCGGATTTAGTGAAAAGAATACGTATATTGGAGCAACGACAGATGTGAACAGACGGTTGCGTCAACATAATGGCGAATTATGTGGTGGAGCAAAAAGAACACGTTCTAACAGACCATGGCGCTTACTTGCTTACGTTGAAGTTGGAGATAAAATACCAGCTCTACAATTAGAATGGCATATGAAACGCGCGAGAGGTCTTAGAAATAGATTAAAGAGATTTGTAGAATTAAGTGAAGATAGGGGATTGATTGTAAAAATATTGAATTAACTCTTTAAACTTATTGTAAATTATATTGAAAATATTCTTAAAAAATGGTAACATTATTGTCATAAATATTGTATTTTTCTTGAAATAATCCAGATTCATTGGATTTAATTCATCCGATTCAATTCCAATAGATGAATATGTATAATATTTTGGAATAGTATCAGTAATACTATTATATGGTTTCATATATTATAAGCATAATAATAGCCTTTAATATTAATAGAAAATGTTTGTAACATCAGACCCAGAAGACATTTCAGACCATTTTACATTAAACACAACTATAAGAGAGGGTATTCCCAGACAATATTCAAGTCTAAGTCATAATGAATATTCTGATTGGGAAATTCCACCATGGGAATTATTTATATTTGAAAATAATGTTCTTGGGGAAGGTTCTTTTGGAAAGGTATATCTTGCTAAATGGAGAGAAACATTTGTTGTTGCTAAAATAATTAATCAAGAATTATATGAAAACAAGGAGTTTATATTGCGTGAAATAGATATTATGAGTAAATTACATCACCCGAATATAGTACAATTTTTGGGTTATATTAACGACCCATTCATTATTATAATGGAATATATTCCCAATGGAAATTTATTAGAAAAAATAAAGGATTTGAAATACAAACAGAAAATATCAATAATGATAGATGTTCTACAAGGATTAGCCTATTTTCATAATAGACGTCCCCAATCATTAATTCATAGAGACATAAAACCAACCAATATCCTTTTAACTCCATCATATAGAGCAAAAATTACTGATTTTGGCATTTCAAAATTGTACAGTTTAGAAAGAAAGAATTCTTTTAGTGGAATAGACGCTGTAAATAATGAACCAGAGTTAACCGCAGATGTTGGAACAATGCGTTATAGAGCACCAGAAACATACAATTCAAATGTAGCATACGATAATAAAGTTGATATATATTCATTTGGAGTTCTGTTATATGAAATGTTTGAAGTAAAACGTCACGTACCAGAAACACCAATGATATGGAAAAAATGTACTTCGGACATAAAACATTTGATTATCGATAATATGTTATGTGGAGACCCTGATAAAAGATCAACTGCCATAGAATTAATTCACAAATTGAAGGCTATAAAAAAGAATAAAAAGCAAAATATACTTTCCAAAATGTGTAATTGTTTAAAATAGT